GGTGCTGTCATACTTAACATAGGTAGTTCCCATGTCAATGTTTAAGCCGCCACCATTTGGATCTAGTCCAGTATTAGCTGCTGTGCCGTTTGCATACAATGGTGCAATTTCTTCAACCCACTTACCAGTATTTTCGTTATATGTCTTAACAGAATAGCTAGCACCCAAGTTAGGTGTAGTTGTCTTAATCCATACTGAACCAGTTGGGCGTGGATCTGAACCATTTGTTTTGTATTGCGGTGGCAATGTGTGTGAAGCAACAGTTAATTCTAAAGGCTTATAAGAGCCAGCTGCTAAACCAGAAGCTGCTAAGTTGCTTGCACCACTTGAAACATCAGCAACAACAATAGTTACACTAGTTGAATAAAGTTGGATGTTTCCAGCAATGTTGATAGATGCTGAAATGCCAGCTGCCAACATTGTTGAGTTTGCGTTAATTGCTGCTACTAAAGTTGTCTTAGTAGGTGAACCATTGCTGTCTGTAATTGCAGTACCGTTGATTCTAATACCACCGCCAGATGTCATACTACCTGAACCCGATGTACCGACATACGCTGGTTGGCTAGCAACCCATGCTGATGATCCAACTTCAACCCAGGCTACTGCTGATGATGTTGCTGGCTTCTTGTACCACAATTTATACAAGTTGGAAACTGCTACTAATGCGTAATCACCAACTGCACCAACACTTGCCTTGGGAGTGTAATCACCACCTAGGAAGTTTACAACTTTAGCTGAATCAGTGATAACTGTAGGAACTACGTTTGTAAATGTTTGACCGCCAGTTACGTTAGCTGGTGATGCGTTCCACTCAAAAATACCAAAGTATGATGATAGGGTATCTAACCACTGGGCACCATCTTGTGGTTTGCCGTGTGGTGCTTCTGCGCTAGCCTTTAGTTGAGTTAAGTCAACGTCTGCACGAGCAACGTATGCGCGGTTGCTAATGCCCAAGAAGCTATAAGCTGCCTGTAAGCCATATTCGTTAATTTCGCCAGCATGAACTGGGTTGTTGCTCGCGTCAGTCTGGAAGTAAGGAATACCAAAAGTCGCTCCCAAGTCCATTTGACTTGTTAATAGGTATACCTTGCCAGCGTTAGCTTTCAATGTACCTGGTGCTGTACCAGTTCCTGCACTGTTAGCTTTGTTCTCGCCCGAGGCAACGATAATTAGGGGTACTGTTCCTGGTGCAGATGGAGTATAAAAACTCTCATCAATAACGGTAACGCTTACACCTGGTGAACTTAATTGTGCCATTTTGTAATCTCCATGAATACATGTTCTCCATGTATTTATAGCAAATGGTCAATTTCGAGTGTTTATAACAGCACTTTAAAGGGATGAAAAAGGTGTAAATATCGTTATGAGACCACTTTGTAAGTGCGGTTTACGCCCAGCAGCCATCAATTATCACAAAAACGGTAGGATATACTACAGGAAGCTCTGCGAATCTTGTTTAAAGGGCGGAGAACACGCTGGCATCCCACGTTGGTACCTCAGTGGGTACCGCATGAAGAATTCTTGCGACAAGTGCGGATTTAAAAGCATCCATAAAGAAGTGTTTGCAGTATTCCATATCGATGGTGATTTGAATAACTGCAAACACTCCAATTTAAAAACAGTATGTGCAAACTGCCAACGAGTATTACACAAAGAGGGCGTTAAATGGAAGCAGGGTGGACTTGTCCCGGATTTATAAGTGCTTGAACTTGTTTGTATAAGTCATCAATGCTACCATCGTTTTCCAAAACTGCATCAAAATTTGTACCAACCCATGCTGTTTCGCTAGCATGAATTCCCAGTTTACCAATTTTGTCCTTGCTCAGTGCCCAGCTAGAATTACGCTCGGGTCCTTTATTCATGCTAATTGCAGCATCATACCACTCGGGTTCTGGTCCACGCTTTACACGAACTACGATGCCACCAGCTTCGCGGATTGATTTAATTTCGTTGGGGAAACGGCAGTCAGAGATTACAACATTGTCTTTTGAGTTGCGTAATTTGTTTTCTAAACTAGCAATCCAAATGTCATCATGAAAGCCTTTGCGGCAAACTTCTGTCCCCCACTGTTGGAGGATATAGCGTGGTGTGATTGGTTTTCCTAATCGTTGGCTCCACCATTTATCTGGGATTTCTCGCCATTCACGGGCTGCGGTTGTTCTGCCTTCTAATAAAAGTCTATCCCAACCAAATACTTGCGACACTGCATCTTTTAAGCTATTTGCGAAGCTTTCACGTCTGTAACCGTTAAAATTTGTAAGGTAATCAGCAATAGTATCCTTGCCAGAACCAATAAAACCGCACACACCAATAATCATAAATCCTCCTGGATATCATGTTATTATGTAGCAGAAATACTACAGAGTCAAATATTTTTTAACCAGTTATAAAGTAATAACCAGTTCCGCCAGAGACTAGGGTTTCCAGTTCCTTATCAAGTGCAGTAAGCTCTTCTTTTGCTTCAGATATCAATGCTGCACCGTTTAGTGTAATTGCGCTACCAGGGCCAGCGATGCTTCCAAACTTACTACGTGCTTGACCTAACATCATCTTGCTAGTTGCCAATGAATAATCACGTAACCATTGTTTTGCGTAGATATCTTGCAGTAATACCCAATCTGGACGGAAATTGTAGCTTTGGACTAAAATTTGTTCGCCTTGTGCAAATGGGCGTTGTAGGATTGTTAGTGTATGTGACGTTGGCTTCCATTTAAATTCGATGAAACTACCAAACATTTTACCCACTAGTTTTTGGTACCCAGCAAACATTTCATACGTTGCTAAACCACCCATCATACTTCCACTCATCAAGTACGTGTTTGTGTACGCCAAGTTGAACGGCTCGAACAATGTTCCGCCTGCACCCATACCCGTTCTTGATCCGATCGCTCTACGAAAAACTTGACGAACTTCAATAACTTCGTCAGGTAGTTTGTATTCATTTTGATCTTGGATAAGTTCTAAAAACAAATAACTCTCTTCCACCGCATTTGGGCTACGCTGTCTAAAGCGATTTAGTGCCCTATCTAACGCGATTTCCATGTGCTTTGGATCCAAGTCAACATCAACCATTCCGTCACCCAACATTGTACGGATGTAATCAAATACTTTATTACGTTCGATAGTAGATGTAGATTCAGGGGTTGATGGCAGATTATCCATTTTTAGCTCTCCAAGTATATTTAGCTAACGATAAATATCAATATGCCACGATTATCTCTTTACCGCCCAGAAAAGGGCAATGATTACAAGTTTATAGACCGTCAGATTTCTGAGATGTTTCAGGCTGGTGGTACAGATGTATACTTGCACAAGTATTTGGGACCTAAAACAGACGCTGATCTGAACAGAGACCCAGACACTGTCACGGTTGACCAACCGCAAATTACTACACAATCGGTAACAAATATTCAAGACTTGTTATTTTTAGAAAATCGTGATAGAAAATACGATCAAGAAATTTACAGAATTCGTGGGCTGTATAATGTACAAAATATTGACTTCAATCTAAGCCAGTTTGGCTTGTTTATTGATAACGATACGTTGTATATGACTGTCCACATTAATGATTTTATCAAATACATTGGACGTAAACCTATAAGTGGAGACGTGCTTGAATTGCCACACTTACGTGACGACTTTGCACTAGGTGAGTTTGATGTAAGTATGCCAAGATACTATGTCATTGAGGATGTAGGTCGCGCAAGTGAGGGATTTAGTGTAACTTGGTTCCCACACTTATATAGATTAAAGTTAAAGAAGATTTCAGATAACCAACAGTTTGCCGATATATTCAGCAAACCTGCACTTGATGCAAATGGCGATCCAGACCCAAGTGGTATAACATTAAAAGACTTATTGAGCACTTACAACAAAGAAATTAGCATTAACGACCAAGTAGTTGGTCAAGCTGAGGCAGATGCACCGTTAAGTGGTAGCGAAACACGTCAATATTACACGTTAGCAGTTGACCCAAAGACTGGAAAACCAATGATTCAAACTGCTGACGAGGATGACATTCTTGCTAGTGACGGTATCTTAAGTAGTGAAAGTAATGCTAGACCAGTTAGAGATGGGTATACTGGATATTTGTTGGGTGACGGAATTCCACCAAATGGTTATGATTTTGGGCATGGGCCACAGTTCCCATCAGCACCAAGTAAGAGTGATTTCTTCTTAAGAACTGACTTCTTCCCAAATAGACTATTCCGCTTTGATGGTACGTCTTGGGCCAAATATGAAGACGCAGTTCGCATGACAATGACAAATAACGACACACGTCAAACACTCAAGACTGGATTTATTAATAATACAAATGAGAACACGTTTGGCGATGAACAAGTTCCAGAACGTCAATCACTTTCTAAGGCACTTAAACCTAGGGCGGATTTATAATGCAGCATTTTTACGATGGACAGATTAGACGTTACATCACACAAACTATTCGTGTGTTTAGTAACTTTGTTGTAAAGTATGGTGACGGCAGTTTGCATCGTGTACCAGTAATGTATGGTGACGCAGATCGTCAAGTTGCAAGTATTGTTCGTGGAAACAGTGAGAACAAAGTCAATAGCGCACCAAAAATTGCGGTGTATGTGACTGGATTAGATATTGACAAAGAGCGTTTATCTGATCCAAGTTTTATTGGTAAAGTACACATACGAGAACGTGATACACAAATTGATGATAATACACAAAGCCCAACGTATGGTCAACAAATTTATAATCAAGCACAGGGTAGAAATTATACCGTTGAAAGGCTAATGCCAACGCCATTTAAGTTGACTATGAAAGTTGACATTTGGAGTGCTAACACTGATCAGAAATTGCAGATCCTTGAACAGATTTTAGTATTGTTTAATCCAAGTTTGGAGTTACAAACTAATAGCAACTTTATTGACTGGACTAGTTTATCAGTATTAAACATGAGCGCAGTGAATTGGGATAGTAGATCAATCCCCGCTGGTGTGGATAGCAATATCAGTATTGCAACATTAACATTGGATACACCTATTTGGATTAGTCCACCTGTTAAAGTTAAACACTTAGGCGTTATTACACGTATTATCACTAGCCTATTTGGTTCAGGTACTATCGATGATAGCACTTATATTGACGGTTTTGGTCCAGACCTAAGTGGCGGAACAGTGTCAATGGACACTCTTTTATCAAAACAAGTTACTACTATTGGTGGTTTTAATATCACAGTATATAATACTGCAAGTACATTTAAAGCAGAGCTTGACAAGTATAGTGGTGATGCAACTGTGCCATCTGACTGGCTACAAGTATTTGATCAGTATCCAGGGCAGTACATTGCCGGATCTTCAATGATCTACATTGAGCAAATTGATGGGTCTGAAATTTCAGGAACTATTGCGGTAGATCCATTAGATTCAACACTTTTGAATATTGTACCAGATACTGACCATTTGTGGTCAGACGAAGAGCCATTACTATCAAATCCATATAATGGATACACTAGCGTAAGAACTGGTAGCCCAAGCACGTTTGATGCAATTATTGATCCAACAAGAGTGTATCCAGATCATGGAATGGTTAATCCTGAAGCTGGTGATAGATTCCTAATTATTGAAGATATCACAGCAGGAACAGCCGCTTGGGGTTCCTTCCATGCAAAAGCAAATGACATTATAGAGTATGATGGGTCTGCTTGGCATATAATTTTTGATGCAACTCAAGAAGAAAGAATTATCACACAGTCCAACATATATAATAACATTCGAGTTCAATACACATGGAATAACGTTTCATGGGTTAAGAGATTTGATGGATTATATACACCTGGACAATGGAGAATCGTACTATAACAGAAAAGATTGTTTGTAGTGGTGCTTTGTTTTACGCAAAGTCCACTAGGCGTTTTCTGTTGGTTCAAAAAGCGCACGGTAAACACGAGGGAACTTGGGGGCTGGTTGGTGGTACAAATATACCAGGTGAGAACCCATGGCAAGGGTTAAAGCGTGAAGTTGTTGAAGAAATTGGCGCAATGCCTAAGATTATAAAATCAATCCCGATTGAAACATTTGTTTCCAACGACACTGTGTTTAATTTTCACACTTACCTGTGTGTAATTGAAGATGAGTTCGTCCCAATTCTAAGTTCAGAACACATTGGCTGGGCATGGGCAACTATAGATAAAGCACCAAAACCGTTGCATCAAGGGTTGCGTAATAGTTTCTCAAGTAAAACTATTCGCACAAAGTTACAAACTGTATTTGATTTAATAGACATCCTCTAATCAAGACTAGCAGTTTCAAAATTGGTATTGCGTAAATACCCACTAGAAATAGGACTAGTAAGTGATTAAAGAGCCGTTAATAATTGATGACGTCGTTCCACCTCAAGTGGCTGATAAAATAGAAGAAGTGCTATTATCAGAAGCAGATTGGCATCTTATATCAGATGTAACGTTTGGGTCAGGGGCTGACTATCGTTCAACCCCAGCATTTGGTCACGTATTTAAGAATACAGAATGGCCAGACCACAAGGATCCGTTCCTTTCATTAGTGACTCCAGTAGTTGAGGCAGCTTGCCGAGAAATTAACTACGAAATACATTCTATACAAAAAGCAAGATCGTTCTTGCAAGTACCACTTCACGAAAACTTCACAACTACTAAATTGGATGCGCTCCATGTTGATCAACCATTCCCGCACTTGGTAGTACTTTATTATGTAATGGATGCGGATGGTGATACTATTATTGTTGACCACAAACGAACTGGTCCTGCAAACTTTACGTTAGAAGCCGCTGATTTCCCACAACTGATTAAAGTGACTCCTAAAAAAGGCCGCGTTGTTATTTTTGATGGTGATTATTACCACACTGCTGAACAGCCCAGAAATGGTTTGAGATGTATTGTAAATTTTAATGTATTGGGCGGTATTAAAGCATGAACGATATTCTAATATTTGACGACATTATTCCAGTACAGCATCAAGAGTTTCTTGAATACTACTTTTTACGTGGGGATAATAAATGGTATTTCCAAAAGGATATCACCTACGCCGACCCATCAGCTCAAGAAGCACCTGTGAAACATTATGGGTTTTCTAATCTAATTTACGATAGATCTAGTAAGGCAGACATGGGTGCTGATTTTTATAACATTTTGCCCATATTGTACCAAGCAGGTGCAAAAATAGGAATAGACATCGGCGCCATACTTCGCATGAGGGCATTCTTACAATTACCAATTGCTTCAAATGATAGCACAATTAATAACGCCCACACTGATATGCCAATTAATCACCTAGTTGCGCTTTACTACTTGACTGATGCTGACGGAGATACGTTTATATACAATGAGACTGAAAGATCAGAAACGTATACAGTCAAAAAACAAGTTACACCAAAACGTGGAAGGTGCGTTATATTTGATGGACGATTGTATCATAGCAGCAGTAGGCCTACAAATAACAAACGCTGTGTCTTAAACATTAATTTTTTACCTAAATGAAAATATTTTACCAACCATTTGCATCAGACATTTACTACAATAGTGAAGCACAGGTGTCTAACCATGACGAGTTAAAAAAATGGGTATTAGACATGTATGCCCAGTCTCCCGCTAAAGAGTCAGGTAACTTTTATCACACTGGGTTTACTACATATTTTTATGATGATTTTACTGCACATTTGGATACTATTGACGTGTTCAAAGAACTGCGTGATACAATTATACAAGAGGCAGAAAAATATGTTGAAAAACGGTTTAACCATTTGGACCAATATGGAACTAGTATACCAAAAATGCCAAAAGCATTGCGTATTACTAATTTATGGTTTAATGTAAACCCACCCGGTGGTTATCAAGGCAAGCATCACCATGCAAATACTTTACTTGGTGGCACATACTATTTAGATGTTCCTAAAGAATCGGGAAAAATTGGGTTCTATGATCCAAATCAATTTGCATATTTGCATAATCAAGAACCCCCTGCAATGAATTTATTAATACCAAACTTTGATGTTATTACTAAAGCGGGCGATTTACTAATTTGGCCAGGATGGATGGACCACGAAATATCAGTAAACAAAACTACTGATCAAAATAGAATAACTTTATCATTTGGAATTAATTGGGTATGATTAAAGTATACGACGATTTGTTACCACCTGCACTGGTGAACAGGATTGAAGCAACGTTGCTAAATGATCAATTTTACTGGTTTGCTTTGGATAACTTGTCATTGGGTGGTCAAGAAGCAAAGCGTGAATTTATCATGCCACCTGGTCACAAGTACATTGAATCATCTGGCATGACTAAGCCATTTTGGCGTGACGGTTTGTGGTATGATCCCTATGACATGTTTATGATGAGCAACATGGTTATTGACTATTTCTCTGAAGCCAGTGGCATTCAAGTAAACAGACTAGTGCGTATCAAGGGTAATATGCTAACACCAAATCCACATCCAGATTACAATGAGACTGCATTACATTATCCACATATTGACTTTTACAATGACCATCATGTACTAGTATACTATGTAAACGATAGTGATGGCGATACTGTTATCTTTAATGAAAAATGGGAGCCTAGTGATGACGGCTCTCAGATTCCACTAACTATAAAACAACGAATTCCACCAAAGCGTGGTAGAATTGCATATTTTAATGGGCTCCACTACCACACTAGTACCAACCCAATGCACTATCCAGAACGTGTTATTTTAAATATTAATTTCGTATGATACAGGTTATTGACAATATTATCCCACCAACTGCACAACAGCGCATTATTGATTTGGTGAATGAAAGGAACTTTAGGTGGTATTATAGGCGCACAGTTTCATATCAGCATCCATCAGATGTTCCATCATTTTTTACAAATATGGAAACTAGTGGATACGCATGTCCTGCATACATTAAGGATACGTTAGATGTGCAAGAATTAATGCCGTTTGCACAGCAAATTTTTGACAGTATGCACGATATGACTGGTATTAAAGTAAACGACCTAATCCGAGTTACTTACAACGTCCTTTACCAACATCCATCCAAAGAGTTTACTAAGGATACGTGGAATTCTGCCCACTGTGACCAACAAGTAGATCATAAAGTGTTGTTGTATTATATTGATGACAGTGACGGGGACACTTTTATTTTTAATGAAAAGGTGGGTGAAACTTTTGATAAGTTTACAATTAAGCAAAGAGTGACACCCAAACGTGGATCAGCAGTATTGTTTGATGGTACGCATTATCATGCATCAAGTAATCCGCTTAAATCATTTAAACGCTATACTATTAATTTTAACTTTGTATGAACGATATTACTGTACTTGATGATGTAATTCCAAAACGCACACAATATAGATTTGCTGATTATGTTTGCGATCCCGAGTTTTCGTGGAACGATTATAATCACGTATTAACTGCTGGGATGTATTATAAAGA